TCTTGAAGTTAAGATTGTATCCCGCGTAAGAGACCCTTACACTGATATTCAGAATGTAAGACAGACTACTACTGCATATAATGAGGGAGCATCTGGAGTTGGAGTAACAAATAGAGTTTATGTAAATTCAACTCTTGATGTATCTCCAAATGATGTAATTTCCGTTGCTGGTCTTGGATCAACAACATCTGATTTTTATGGATCAGCATCTGTTGTTTCTGTTGGTGGCACATTTGTCACTATTGGATCAACTGTTGCAAATATCAGAACTGGTATTGCAGTAAGTTTCACTCGTCAGATTGCTATTGGAGCGTCCGAGATCTTCATTAACTATGCAGATAAGAATCAGACAACTGCATTTAGACCAGGAAACAGAGTAACTCTTACACAAGTTGGAGAGGGAACCACTTCAATTAGTGGAATTTCAACTTTCAATATTGAAAGTGCAAAAGACTGGTATGATCAGCAGTATATTAGACTTCAGAATACAAATATTCTCTGGAGATCTATTGCACCAAAACCAACAACAACCCGTTGGGCACAAGAGAGAAACTCTAGAAATGATGCAATGCATATTGCAGTTATTGATGATTTAGGAACAGTAACTGGAATTAAAGGAGCTCTTCTCGAGAAGCATGTTTCTCTATCTAAAGCAAGTGATGCAACATCAGCAGTAAATGCTCCTCAGAAAATTTGGTGGAAGGATTACCTTGCACGTTATTCAAGATATCTTTATGCTGGAGATAACCCATCAGATAACGGAGTTGTTTCTGAAACAGTATATAGATCTGGATTCAGTGATACTGTAGAAATGGGAGCTTCTGGAGGTGCTCAGTACACCTTAGGAGACCTTGCTGATCAACTTTGGAACCAACCAGCACAAGACATTACATTTAGTGTAATGGGTAATGTTTCCTATACCTTAGGTGGTGGAAAAGATTATTCTGGAGAAAATAACGAAGGTGGTCTTGCAGCAACTCTAGGAGATCTTATCAGTGCATATAGAACATTTGAAAATAGAGATGATGTACCTCTAGATTATCTTCTCATGGGTCCTGGTCTTGGCAATAAGTTTGAATCTCAAGCAAAAGCTCAAGAATTGATTGCAATTGCTGAAGATAGAAAAGATTGCATGGCAATGATTTCTCCTCATAGGGCGGATGTTGTTGACATTACAAACTCAGATACTCAGACAGATAATATCATTGAATTCTATAGTTCAATGCCATCATCATCATATGCAGTATTTGATACTGGTTATAAGTACACTTATGATAGATTCAATAATAAGTTCCGCTATATTCCAACAAATGGAGACATTGCTGGTCTTTGCGTAAGAACTTCAATCTTTGCATATCCTTGGTTCTCACCTGCAGGACAGCAAAGAGGTATTCTGAATAATGCAATTAAACTTGCATATAATCCAAATAAGGCACAAAGAGATCAACTCTATCCTCAGAGAATCAACGCAATTGTTACTCAACCAGGAATTGGAACTCTTCTCTTTGGCGATAAAACAGGTCTTGGTTATGCATCAGCATTTGATAGAATTAACGTCCGTAGACTGTTCCTCACTGTTGAGCAAGCACTGGAGAGAAGCGCACAAGCACAACTCTTCGAACTCAACGATGAAATTACAAGAGCTAACTTCATCAACATTGTTGAACCATATCTACGTGAGGTTCAGGCAAAGAGAGGTCTCTACGGATTCCTAGTTGTTTGTGATGAAACAAATAACACTCCTGACATTATTGATAATAATGAATTTAGAGCTGACATTTATCTGAAACCAGCTAAATCTATTAACTATGTCACTCTAACATTTGTTGCTACCAGAACTGGAGTCAGCTTTGAAGAAGTGGCTGGTAGAGTTTAATTTTAACCAATAACTAAAACGGAAAGGAGGATTAAAAAATGGCTGATTCCACTAACAAACCATCTATAAAGAATATATCATCATTCAAAAATAGACTAGCTGGTGGTGGTGCAAGACCAAACTTATTTGAAGTTGCCCTTGATGATTTCCCCGCAGAAGTTCAATCTCAGTGGGATAGTGAGTCAAAGGTAGACTTTAGATTCCTTTGTAAAGCAGCTGCTCTGCCAGCTTCAAACGTTGCTCCTATTGATGTTCCCTTCAGAGGAAGAATTCTTAAGGTTGCTGGTGATAGAACCTTTGATACTTGGACAGTTACCGTTATTAACGATGAGGACTTTAAGATCAGACATGCTTTCGAGGCATGGATGAATCTCCTCAGCAAGTTAGATAACGCTACTGGAGCATCAAATCCAACTTCTTACATGAAGAATGCGATTGTTTATCAACTGGGAAGAAGCAATGCGAAGGAAGGGACCAAAGTTGTAAATAGCATTTCTGCTCAGGGTCCTGGATTTAGTGCTACTGGAGACGGTCAAGCGACTGTTCTTAGATCATACAAAATGTATGATATTTTCCCAACAAACGTATCTCAGATCGATCTATCATATGATAGTTCAGATACTATTGAAGAATTCACTGTTGAATTCCAAGTTCAGTATTTTGAAATCAATGATGGTCCTTCTTCACTACTCTAATAAATAGGACAGTAGAAAGAAACCTAATCTTTATTCATGGCAAAATTATTTGGATTCTCTATTGAGGATAAGGCCCAACAGTCAGATAACATAGTCTCCCCCGTTCCACCTAATAATGAGGATGGGGTTGACCATTATCTGACTAGTGGGTTTTTTGGTTCGTATGTAGATATAGAAGGTGTTTATAGGACAGAATTTGATCTAATTAAAAGATATCGTGAAATGGCACTTCATCCAGAAGTTGATAGTGCAATTGAAGATATTATTAGCGAGGCAATTGTATCGGATACGTATGATACTCCAGTAGAAATTGAACTTTCAAACTTAAATGCTAGTGATGGAATAAAAAGAAAAATAAGAGAAGAATTTAAAAGAATCTTAGAACTATTAGATTTTAATAAAAAATCTCATGAAATTTATAGAAATTGGTACGTTGATGGAAGACTTTACTATCATAAAGTAATTGATATTAAAAATCCACAAGAAGGAATACAAGAGCTAAGATATATTGACGCAATGAAAATGCGTTATGTAAGACAACAAAGAAAGACTGATGATGATAGATTTGCCATTGCGAAAAAAACTCAAGAAAATACAACTGATCTGGATTTTCCTGAAATTGATGAATATTTTCTATATTTACCAAAAACTGCAGGACAGATTGGTAGTGCAAATAATTCGGGTTCCAGTTCTGGTGGTGGAATAAAAATTGCAAAAGATGCAATTACATATTGCAATTCTGGACTTTTAGATAGAAATAAGGGAACAGTGCTTTCATATTTGCACAAAGCAATTAAGTCTCTCAATCAACTTCGTATGATTGAAGATTCTCTTGTTATCTACAGATTATCTCGCGCACCAGAGCGTCGTATTTTCTATATTGATGTTGGAAATCTCCCTAAAGCAAAAGCAGAACAATATTTACGTGATGTTATGATGCGCTATCGTAACAAGTTAGTATACGATGCATCAACTGGGGAAGTTCGTGATGATAAGAAGTTTATGAGTATGCTTGAAGATTTTTGGTTACCACGTAGAGAAGGTGGAAGAGGAACAGAAATTACTACACTTCCAGGTGGTCAAAATCTTGGAGAGATTACTGATATTAAGTATTTTCAAAGCAAACTTTATAGGTCATTAAACGTTCCCCCATCAAGAATGGAGGGAGAGGGTGGATTTAATCTCGGACGTTCATCAGAAATTCTTAGAGATGAACTTAAATTCACAAAATTTGTAGGACGCTTAAGAAAGAGATTCTCTAACATGTTTAATGACATGTTAAAAACTCAATTAATTCTCAAGAATATTATTACTCTAGAAGATTGGGATAAAATGTCCCAACATATTCAATATGATTTCTTATATGATAATCATTTCTCAGAGTTAAAAGAAGCAGAACTTCTTACAGAAAGATTGAACCTTGCAGCAACTGCGGAACCATATATTGGAAAATATTACTCACAAGATTATGTTAGACGTAAAATTCTACGTCAAACTGATCAAGAAATAGTTGAGCAAGATATGATCATTCAAAAAGAAATTG